CTGGATTGCCCGGTCAAGCCGGGCAATGACAAGGGGACAGGTGAGGCATGGCATCCACATTCCGCAGCATGCTGGCACGCTGGTTCGGCATGGAAGCGAAAGCGAGCAAGACGGCGAAGCTCGTCGCCTTCGCCTCCGGCGGGCAGCCGGTGTGGACGCCGCGCGACTTCACCGCGCTCGCGCGCGAAGGCTTCGCCAAGAATCCGATCGTCTATCGCTCGGTGCGCATGATCGCCGAGGCGGCGGTTTCGGTGCCGCTGTTCCTGTTCGACGGCGAGCGCGAGGTGGACGAGCATCCGCTCATCGAGCTGATCGCGCGGCCGAATCCGATGCAGACCGGCGCCGATCTGTTGGAGGCGTGGTACGGCCACCTGCTCGTGGCCGGCAACGCCTATCTCGAAGCTGTTTCGGTGGACGGCAGTCCGCGCGAACTGCACGCGCTCAGGCCAGACCGGATGAAGCTCGTGCCGGGGCCGGACGGCTGGCCCGAGGCTTATGATTATACGGTCGCGGGGCAGACGGTGCGCTTCGAGCAGGAAGGAACCGGGCGCGTGCGGCCGATCCTGCATCTCGCGTTGTTCCACCCGCTCAACGATCATTACGGCATGAGCCCGCTCGAGCCGGCGGCGATCGGCATCGATCTGCACAACGCGGCGGGCGCCTGGAACAAGGCGCTGCTCGACAATTCGGCCTGTCCCTCCGGCGCGCTCGTCTATACCGCCAAGGACGGCCAGCTCACGCCGGAGCAATATGAACGGCTGAAAGAGGAGCTCGAAGCGAGTTTTCAGGGCGCCAAGAACGCAGGACGGCCGCTTCTGCTCGAAGGCGGGCTCGACTGGAAGGGAATCGCGTTTTCGCCGAAGGAGATGGATTTCATCGCCGCCAAGCATGTCGCCGCGCGCGAGATCGCGCTCGCGCTCGGCGTGCCGCCGATGCTGCTCGGCATTCCTGGCGACAACACCTATGCCAATTACGCCGAAGCCAACCGCTCGTTCTGGCGGCAGACGGTGCTGCCGCTCGTCAACCGCACGGCGAAGGCGCTCTCGGCCTGGCTTGCGCCGGCGTTTGCCGATGCGGGCGATTTCGCCCGCGCGCCGGCGCTTGTCCTCAAGCCCGACCTCGATCAAGTCGAGGCGTTGAGCGGCGAGCGCGAAGCCTTGTGGGCGCGGGTCGGCGCAAGCGAGTTCCTCACCCTCAACGAGAAGCGGGCGGCGGTCGGCTATGGCGCGATCGACGGCGGCGACGCGCTTGCCGGCGCGCCGTCTCAGTAATGACGCCATCGCGATTTCACTTCTCCTCTCCCCGCTGGGGAGAGGGCCGCGCCACTTGGCGAGCGAAGCTCGCCTTAGTGGCGCGGGGTGAGGGGGTACTGAGGTTGGACGCGCCTGCGGCGCTTCCCCCTCACCACGCCGCTCCGAATGGCCGCATGAAACAAAGAACGCCCGAACTAGCGCGGCGTGTGCTCTCCCCCAAGGGGAGAGCGGGAATCACAAAACGAGAGCGAAGCACATGCTGCAGCGGTTTGGCGAGGAATTGCCGGAGCGCGAAGTGAAGTTCGCGCCCTGCGACCTGAAATCGGTCGAAGCGGACGGCACCTTCGCCGGCTATGCGAGCGTGTTCGGCGAGGTCGATCTCGGCAACGATCTCGTCATGCCGGGCGCCTTCCGCGACAGCCTCGCGGCGCGCGGGAGCCAAGGGGTGAAGCTCCTGTTTCAGCACGACCCGAACGAGCCGATCGGGGTGTGGCTCGATCTGCACGAGGACGAGCGCGGACTTTACGCGCGCGGGCGGCTGATGCCGGAGGTGACGCGGGCGCGCGAAGTGCTGTCGCTGATGCGGGCCGGCGCGCTCGACGGGCTGTCGATCGGCTTCCGCACGGTGCAAGGCCGCACCGACCCGAGAACCGGCGTGCGCAGGCTCGACAAGATCGATCTGTGGGAAATTTCCGTGGTCACCTTCCCGATGCTGCCCGAAGCGCGGGTCTCCGCGGTGAAGCGGCGCGGGGTGAGGCCGCCGCTCTCGGCGCCGGCGAAGCGCAGCCTCGCGGCCAAGTTCCGCCGCGCCGCGCGAATGATGCGGCAGCGCTAATTCACCTCTCCCCAGTGGGGAGAGGTCGGCTCGCGTCAGCGAGCCGGGTGAGGGGGTTTCAGATCGCTGAGATCCCCCCCCTCACCCTGTTCGCCGGATGACTTGCTGGCGCAAGTCATGGCGAACAGCCCTCTCCCCGACGGGGAGAGGGGTTAGTGGTGCCGCCAGCAAAATTTCCGGAGATCGCGGGATGCATCAGGCGGACGCGGGCCGCGCGGCGGCGCGAGAGCTTCACCGCCTGCGCTGGTTCCTCCATGCACAGCTGCTCGAAACCAAGCTCCGCGCGCTCGAACGAGCTGTCAAAGCCAATTTCAATCCGAACCAGCCGCGGGTGCCGGCCGGCCATGGACGTGAGAGCGGCCGATGGACTGACGCCGGGGGCAGCGGCGGAGGAGGAAACGAACTAACACGGGTCGCGCAGAACGATCCGCTAGACCGCCTGACAGACATACCGAAGGAAAGACCCGCGGTAGCCCGCGCACGCACTTCCGTTGTCAAGCAGGTGGCAACGCAGGTCGCGCGCGCCGCGGTTCAGGGCGTGTTTAGGCGTGCACGTCTCGTTCTCGACGCGCTTCAGCTTGCCCCCTGGCTTGAGGAATACGTTCCATACATTGTAGCCTATGCCGACCCGCCGAAGACGCTTGAGGAATTGCAGAATGCGGTTTCAACGCCGCTGAAAGGATACGATGTCCACCACATCGTGGAGCAGACAACTGCCGAGCAGGATGGGTTTCCGCGCGCGCTGATCGACTCGCGCGAGAATCTCGTGCGCATTCCGACACTGAAACACTGGCAGGTCACCGCGTGGTCTATGCTAAGAAATAAGAATTATGGTGGAGTCTCGCCGCGCGCATACCTTCGAGGCAAGAGCTGGGAGGAGCGTATGAAAGTTGGCAAGGAGGCTCTCATCGAAAATGGAGTCCTCAAACCATGAAGCAAGGTGAGCTCCAAAAGATGAGTTTAGAGCAATTGGTCGAGCGTTTTGAAGCGATAGCATTGGCTCAGGACAAGGCGATCCTCATGGATGAGATTGCGAAGTTCAATCGTCTCTTCGGCCAATTGGAGGAAGTCGAGAGCGAGCTAAAATCGAGGGATGGGGATCAACGAAGTACATTACTCGCACTGTACGATCATCCGAACGCGCAGGTCCGGTTAACAGCCGCAAAGGCGACTCTGGCGGTCGCGGCGAAAGAGGCGCGCGCTCAGCTTCAGAAGCTTCGTGAGTCGCACGAGTTTCCCCAAGCTGGCGATGCGGGCATGACAATACGGGCCCTGGACGAAGGCATCTTCAAGCCGACCTAATTACGGGGCGCACCAGATCGCGGAGGCGCGGGTCAGCGCGGTGAGGGCCGCGCGGCCGCGCGGCTTCACCGCGTGCGCTGGTTCCTACATGCAGTCTGCTCGAAACCAAGCTCTGTACATCATATTGTCGAGCGGAATTCCGCGAGCGATTATGAGTCGGACAGGATCAACGCACCAGAGAACTTGGTACGCATCCCGACTTTCAAACACCATCAGATCACGGGATGGTATATGAAGGCGAATAACAGTTACGGAGGACTTCGGCCAAGGGACTTTCTGCGCAGTCAAAATTGGGAGACGCGTTTTGAAGTGGGGCTAGAGGCCTTGGTCGAACATGGAGTTCTCAAGCCGTGAAACGAGCGAAGCTGGAGAAGCTCAGCGTGGGAGAGCTTGTGGAGCGGTTCATCGAGATCGGCCTCGCCCAGGATCAGGCCGATTTGTATGACGACATCCCAGAGTTCAATTGACTGTTTGATTTGAAGCAAGCCGTTGTCGAAGAGCTTCAGCGCCGTCTGGGCGACCAGCGGAGCGCTCTGCTTTCGCTCTACGATCACGAAAACCTGCAAGTAAGACTAAATGCCGTGAAGAACTCGCTAGCCCTTGCGCCAGAGGAGGGACGGCGAATGTTGCAGGCAATCCGAGAATCGAAAAGGCAGCCCTACGCGGGCGAGGCGGGCATGACGCTACGGGCCCTTGACCGCGGCATCTTCAAGCCGACCTAGCTCGAGTGGAGTCATGACACGCTTGAGCCTAAACGCGGAGGTAAGAGGGGTTCTGCTCAATTAGTGGGACCCAATTGGCGTTCGCGACGTCCCGCAAGCCGCAGACGAATATGATGAATATGCCGCGCACGTTGCCAACATGCTCGCGGGGGGGGACGACCGTCGGTGAATTGTCAAGCTATTTGCTGGAGATCGAGCAGCAGGATGCGCTGGGTCTGAGGGGCGACTCTACGCATGCCGAGGACGTCGCCGCCAAGCTTTTGACCCTCGTAAGATCATAGCCGCGAACGCCATAACTGCGATCACTTCGGCAGGCCCGGCCCCGCGCCGGGCCTTCGTTTTTTCCCTCCCCGTGAGGGGAGGGTGGCGAACATCCGCGATAGCGGATGCGAGCCGGTGGGGCGCGGCCCACACCCCACCGACCGGCTCGCTTGGCTCGCCGGTCACCCTCCCCCTGAAGGGGAGGGATGTAAATGCCAACACTGACTGCCCCCCGAAAGAAGAGGACTGACATGAGCGAACTGCAAGAGATGCACGAGACGACCAATCCGCACGAGACCCCCGACATCGAGACGAAAGCGCGCCGCGGCTTCGCCACGCGCAACGCCGACGCCGCGATCAGCGGCGCCGGCAACGGCGCGCCGAGCGGTTCCGGCGACGAGGTGGCGCTCGCCTTCGACGAATTCATGCGCGCCTTCGAGGCGTTCAAGGAGACGAACGAAGAGCGGCTGCAGCAGATCGAGCAGCAGCTCTCCGAGGACGTCGTCACCACCGAGAAGCTCGCCCGCATCAACCGCGCCATCGACGAGCACAAGGCGGCGGTGGACCGGCTGGTGCTGAAATCGGCGCGGCCGCCGCTCAGCGGCTCGGCGGTGCGTTCGTCCGGCGCGCTCCTCCAGCACAAGGCCGCGTTCGAGGCCTATGTGCGCCACGGCGAGGCGAACGGCTTACATCTCCTCGAGCAGAAAGCGCTCTCGGTCGGCTCCGGCCAGGACGGCGGCTATCTCGTGCCGCCTGAGGTCGAAGCGGCGGTGATCCGCGGCGTCAAGGAGATCTCGCCGATCCGCGCCATCGCCGGCAATCGCACCGTGAGCGCGAATGTCTATAAGAAGCCGTTCGCCGTCACCGGGCCCGCCACCGGCTGGGTGGCCGAGACCGCGACCAGGCCGGAGACCAACTCGCCGACGCTCGCCGAGCT